TTTTTATTTTCTACAAAAACATAATGATCTTTGTATAATCTATAAGTTTCACTTTCTCTACAATTTTTGCAAGGTACTGTTATTTCTAGTGGTCTTTCTAGGACTACACCGTATTTACCCAATAATTCTATTATTTCATCATAATTTATTTCACATAAGAAACGCTTTGTTTTTTTACATTTTATTTGCATATATCCTCCTAAACTATTGGGCATCTTCCTGTTAAGCTAAACTCCATTATTATATATCTTGTTCCATCTACATAGTGGTCAAAGTCTTTTACATAACAGTTAGTACCTTCTTTTTCACTTTTTAATTTGTCATAGTGATAACTTTCTAATTCTTCTAAGCCTATATCGTGTCCTGCATATACAGGTTCTCCATTTATAAAATATCTTATACTTGGCATTTCTACTATCTTCAAAATACCTTTATAAAATAATGATTGCATTAACTGAACTGATTTATCTACTGTCATATTATTCTTTTTGGCTAGTTCGTGTCTTATTCCATCTACTTCTAGTCTATTACTAAAGTGTGATGCTTCACTATCTATAACTAATGTATTTACTGGTATATGTGGATACTTTGTTTGTAAATAAGTTATAAATGTTTTTAACTGATTACTATAATATTCAGTAGTAGGTGTATCTCCTTCAGTTTTTGGATCGTGATAGTATTTATCTATTAAGATAAGTTCCCATCTTGTTGTCTTTTGATTTTGTGCTAATGCTATTGCACTAAATGTTGTAGCATTTACACTACCATAGTCGCAACCTATACCAATTTCTCTTACTAAATAATTTTGTAATTCTTCATACGATATTTTTGGTATATCATTGAATACTTTACCTTCTGCTACTACCCATTTATTAAATACTTTTTGTTCTCTTAAACTTCCTATTGGAAATGCTTGAACTGCTGCTTTTATTTTTTCTTCTGTATTTAATACTGGATTGTCATACGGATAAAATACATATTGTTTCCAATCTCTACCATCTATGTATTCCTTTTTATATGGGTGATTTTGACTTCCTTCTACATTGAAACTATCTATTCTTTTATAGTAAGGGTGTCCTGAATATGACATCATACGACCAGGTATTTCATCAAAACTATCTCTTAAATTACCAGATGTATATATTCTAGCTGCTTCATCTACCCATACAAATATCAATGGCTTACCAAGTATCTTATTAAATGATAAGTTAGTATTAAATCCAAAGAAATAAAACTTTATGCCATATATTTCTAAATACTTTTCTTGTTGTCCATATTTCAATACAAAGTCTTTTCCATTTTTAAACTTGTATTCTTTTTCTAATATGTTTACTAGATTATCTACTATATTTGACTTTATTGTATCAGTAGTCCAACCTATTATAGCTCCATTATATTCTCTTGGTACATAATCGGGTTTTTTGCGTTGTTCTTTTTCATAATCTCTTAAGTTTGACGCATATTGTATTAATGCTCCACATATATCGTATGTTTTACCACTTTGCGTACTTCCTAGCACACTTATGTTTGGTATATTTGGAATTATTATATCTTTATATAAACTAATTTGTTTCTTCGATAATATCATCTGCACTATCTCCTTCTTCAAGTGCAGTTTCTTCTATATCTAATACATTATCTATATTTACAATTATATCTTCTTCTAATTCTTTTAATTTCTTTTTGTTTTTAGATATCTTTTTAGTTGTTTCTTTTTGACATTCACACCCTTTAATATCTTTTAATACTAATTCATTGTTTTCTAATTGTAGTTTTTCTTTTTCACTGACAATTCTACCATTGCCACCTTTTATCATATAATTTTTACCTACTTTTATGAACTCCATTTTATTTCATCTCCTTTATTTCTATTTCTACATAGTCTTTTGTATCCCCTATGTATATATGTGTTATTTTTTGTATATATTTAACATTGTCATCAGGTATTCTCTTGGATCTAACAAGTCCATCTATTATATTCTTTGCTAGTCTACCATCTAAATCACTTGTTTTTGTTTTTATATGCCAATAAAATGTTAATTCTATTGGAAACTTTGTTATAGGTGGTATTTTAGCAAATGCTAACGCTGATAACATTGTTTCTTGTTGTTTTGTTTTGTTAGCTATATAAAAGTTAGTTCTACATTCTCTTATATAGTCATTTATGCTTTCAAACTTATGATTTATCGTTATTTTCATATAATACTTTCTCCAACCCACTATTGTCTACTATATTTATGTTTACACTTGGTGTTTCACTATTTGTTTCTTCTTGCATTTCTCCTAATAGTTGAAGCATTAATTTAAAGTTCTCTGCTTTACCTTGTACTGCTCCTACCATTAATCCTTCAGTTGATAATTCTCTAAATGTTTTACCTTCTATGTTTTCTTTTATATTAGGCACTGTATCTAATAACATTTCAAGTGTTTTTTTCATAGTGGCTTTTTCTCTACGAACTTCCCCTGATCTTTTGCCACCATTCGACTGATCTTCGAGTGTTAGTTTATGTGCTTCTGGTATCAATGTTTTAGGATTTGCCACTATATATCACTTCCTTACTTTCCTTTCTTCTTTGGTGCATATTTAGGTAGTTTTCTATCTCCTGTTGCTCTTTCCCATTCTGCTACATTCTTTTTACCACCTAATGCTTTTGTTCCTGCTTGTGTATAAGCCCATCTTCTTTGTGCTTCACTTTTAAATGGCATAACATCATCTCCTTTTAATTAGTTTTTTTTTATTCTCAAAATTGATATATTTTATATTTTGTAGTCCTTTTTCTTTATCCCATACGAATGTTTGGTATTTTTGTGTTGTTCCTATAAATCTTTCTTCATAATGCCATTGATCCGTTGCTGTTGGACTTCCTACCCTTCTTGTTATCATTCCACTATCATCATCTACTACTATTTCTTTATGTAAATGTCCTAAGTGTAATTCTCTAAATATTGTTTTACCCCATTCTTGATAAAACTCGGCAGGAATTGATTTGATGAGTCTTTTTAAGTTTACATCTCCGTGTGAGAAAAATATACCACATTTACCCCATATATAGCATTGCACATCTTTGTAGTCATTACTAAAGTTTATATTCTTATAGTCTTTGAAATAACAACTTAATGCTGTATATAAGTAAAAACTTGCCATTTTATCGTGATTTCCACTTTGTAATCTTACTTCTATGTTATTGAATTTATCACTTAAACCTAATATCATTTTTGTATATAATTCTAATCCTATGTTAAATAGCTTTTGCCATCTTAAATCATTTGTTTGTGGTGTTCCTTTTGTTGTTGTTGCGTTTACTGTATCACTATTAAAGAAATCGTTTCCTACACATATCAAACAAGTATCACATTTTTCTGCTTCTTGTTGTTTTATTACTTCTTCATATATTGTATAAAATCTTTCTTGTGCTATATTTTTGTCATAATCTTGTCCTGTTTCTCCAGCCCAAGACATTTTACCTAAGTGTAATTCCATTCCAGTTAACTCTAATAGTTTGTTTTTATTTAATTCTTTGTTTTCTTTTTTAGGTATTACTTTTAATGGTTTTATTTCTTTTTTAAATACTTCTTTAGCAACTTCTATATATTTTTCTACTGGAATGTTGTATTCAGTTCTAGGTTTTATCTTAGATCTAATAGTAGTACATATTCTATTTTGGTCTTCATCTTTTATTGCTACTTCCCATTTACCAAATGTCCAACTTACTATTTCCCAGCTTTCTTTGTCATATCCAAACTTTTCTAATATGGTATCTGGTGTTTTTTTCTCATTTTTATCGAACCATATCTTTTTACATAATTCTATTGATCCATCTTTATTGTATGTTTCATATTCTTCGTTTTTCTTTTCATTCATATTTGGATTTTCGCAAAGATTATAATATCTTTTTCTTATTGCTTCAGGTGTTATGGTTGTTTTATATTTTTTGTTTAATTCGTTTGCTGCTTCTCTCCAAGTGATTTCTCTAATTTTTACTCTTTTTCCTAACTCTAATATCGCATCATTCATTTTTATTCCCCTTTTATATAATATCCATATAAGTCATTTTTATATAACTCTTTTAGCATTGGATATCTTTCAAGCACATTTATAGGTGTTAAATCAGGCTGTTTATGTATTTCATATATGTTGTCTTCTTCTATTCCTTGTTCTAATTCATAAGGAACTGCTACTATCATTTCTTTACAATGATCGTAAGCATATTTTAAGACTTCTTGTGCTTCTTTTATATCTAGGTGTTCAATTATATCTCCAAATATGATAATATCGTAATTTGAGTATTTAAAGTCTTTTATATCTATATTATATACTTTATGATATTTTTCTTTTAATTTAAAATCATCTATATTAGGCTTAAATACTTCTACTGCATCTATTGTTCTAAAATATCTATGTAATAATTTCCAATATGTTCCTTCCCCTGCTCCTACATCTAATACTTTAGCATTGCCTTTAAATCTTTCTATAAGATAATTTTTAATATCTTCTTTATAATATTCATAAGAAAACGCCATTATATCACCTCAATACAGCCAAGTGCTTCAAATACACTTGCTCTTGCTCTTGTCAACTGCCCTGTTTCTTTTTTCTTCCAATGTTTCCCTGTTTGTATATCCCACATTGGTCTTATACATATAACATTTACAAGTTCTTCTGGATTATATGTTTTTTCTCTGCTTAAATATTTGTCCCAATTAGATTTTGGTGGTGTATATGTGAACTTCATATTGTTTTTAACTATCATATCTATATCTACATTATTCATTCCCATATCACATATAACTGCATTTTCTCCGTGTTTACAGCCTATTTCTTTAAATGCTTCTAAATCAGTTATTATAACTGGTGTTCCTAATATAAGACTTTCACATACTGATAAACCAAAACTTTCACAATCGCTTAATTGAACTAAATAAGAACTTTTTTCTATTTCATCATATATATCTAATTCTTGGTCTTTTAATATTACATTAGGACTACTTATTTGGGTTTTTGCTTTTCTTACTTTATTTGTATATATAGTCCATTTATAATTTATACCTGCATTGTCTAATAATTTAGATAATTTGATTATTCTTGATAATCCTTTTTCACTTGTCAGTCTTGTCGCACTTATCAAATTTAAACCATCATATTTTTTAAGTCCTTTTTTCTTTATTGGTACTGGATTATATATTAATTCTTCTTTATGTCCTGTTATTGCTTCAAAACCTTTACAAGCTACTTTAGAAACACCTATATAATTCCAACCTTCACAATAACTTGTTCCAAAACCTACATTTAATGGATCATAATGTGTTATATGATATTTTTCTTTTGCTGTTGTACTTGCTGTAAAGCTATAATTACTAAATAATCTATCACATTCAATAGGTTCTCCATTATATTTGTGTACTTCTATATTCTTGGCTAATCTTTCTATTTGTTTTGTATCTCCTTCTGTATAGTAAACTGTTATGTCATATAACTTTGATAGATAATAGAAAAAACTTTCAACTCCTCCTATACTGGATATCTTGTGCATATAAAATACATTTTTCATTGTCTTACATTCCTTCCATTAATTAATCCAAGTATATCTCCTCTACGAATTATATCTTCATAGTTTCTTATTCTAAATTGTCTTTGTTCTTCACAATAATCGTGTTTACATCTTAAATCTAATAAATCAGCCATATTTCTATATACACTTGAATATCTTTTACTATTTTTATCATATTTAGCATTATCGCTTGAAATTGCATTTTCATTAGCTCTATTCCATACTATTACTGGTATTGAACAATAACCTATTGTTTCTATTACATCTATTTGTGCTATATGTTGTACTACATCTTCTAATAAACTATTTTCTGGAAAGTCTACATATAGTTCTCTTTTTATACATTTAGTCCACGGTGCTACAAATATAGTGTTGGCTAATTCTCTTAATGTTTGTTCGTGTAGCATTATTCTTCCTCTTGCTTTACCTAAATATGCCTGATAAGGTAATCTTATTAAATCGGCGTGTGTTCTTTCTATTTCTTTTGCTATTGCTTTTAAACATTCATTTGAATGAAACCAATCATCACAGTCCATAAATATTATATATTCTTTTGTTGCATTTTTTACACCTATATTTCTTGAACCACCGTTATACGCTTTATGATCTAGTTTTATTATTTTCATTTTTTCATTTTTGTATTTTTCTATTATATCTAATGATTTGTCTGTACTCATATCATCAACTATAATTAATTCATAATCTTGGTATGTTTGATTTAATATACTTTCTAATGTTTTTGCTATCCATTTTTCACTATTATAATTTGCTATTATTATTGAAAACATAAAAAACACCTACTTTTTGTTTCCTATATAGGCTAGTCCTATTATAGTTATGCAAATAATAAGTGTTATTAAAACTCCATCGCTCATATACATACCTCCGTTTTAGATACTGCTGAACCCTCTACTAAGCAATAATATTGTATCTATCATAGTTCCCTTTTATTCTCCCATTTGCTTATTATAAGCACTGTACTAATGATATAAAAACAAGTTTTTCTGCAAATTTCAGCTTCGGTAGGGTTAGGTTAATAAATATTTCGGTTATCACAGCTTACCTAATAAAACACCTGTTAGCCCTTTGCTTGATTACCTCTATCATCTGTGTTTAGCCCTTGTTCCACCAGACCTTATATCATCAGTACACTACCTATAAAAGATAGTGTTGGCGTCATTTTGACTTAGTGCCTTTTATAAGCACCATTGAATAGATATAAAGGCTTATAGTACACTGCCATATCATTGTACTAATTTGTATATGGTATTTGTTTCACGATAGATATAAAGATATCAAATTCTTTATGCCTTACAACCTATCTCACTTTATTTATATATCTACTCAATGCTACCTATAATGGTAGCTGTTTTATTTTATAACATTTAATATGTTTTCATTTATATTATTAGCAAGTTCCATAGCTTCTTCTTTATTTGTAAAACTTTTATGTATTCCTATTGAGTTTGATACATTCCATACTTGTCTTACTGATACTTTACTATCTACTATTGTATATTTATCTTCTTCTTTTTTTGTTAAGAAATACTTGCTTTGTGGTCTTGTTATTTCTATTATGTTATAATCTAAATCATCAATTTTCATTTCAAACTTTGCTTTTTCCCATTCTTCTTTGGATAGTTCAATATAATCTACTCTTGCTAGACAATTTACTGTATTTAGTGCAAACATTACACCTTTTTCTTCATCTTTGTATAATGAATAATCTTTATTTAATATTTCTACTTTTTTATTAAAATCTAAAATGTTATCTTGCATTTTTTATTCCTCCATTTTTAACTTTTTCTTTTAATCTTTCATTTATTTCACTTGGTAATAAATATATATCAGGTATTTTATTGGCTTTCTTTAATTCTCGCCAATATTTTCTTTCTTCTTTATCTTTTATCTTTGCTAGTTTTATGGATCTAGACTTAAATATAGTATGTAAAGGTTCTTTTTCAGGTATTGAATTAATTTTCATATTAAACTCATCATATCCTAACTTAAGAAAATCTTTAAAACTTATATTTTCATATCTGCTACAATAAAACGCATATATTTGTTCTAAATCGTAAGGCAAACATATTATTGTTTCTTTACTTCCTTTAGAACTTTTACTTACTGGGAAAGTTCCCGTTTAGTATATTTCCTAAATCAGTACCAAACTGTGTCATTTCACTTTCAGTTGAAAAACCAATATCCATCATTAATTCATTGAAATTAGTTTTGAATAATTCTTCTACTATTTCTATGAATGTATCAGCTTGTGCTTTTTCTATGTAGTTTTTTTCAAGTGCTTCAAAGTTAGAATTATCGATGTATGTTTTTCCATCTTTTTTTGTTTCAACTTCCAATGATTTAACAGTAAGTCCTTCTTTAGCTAAATCAAATATTAATTTGTTTTTACCTTTTTCTATCGAACTTTGTAATTTAGTAGCAATATCTACTGTGTTGTGAAAGTTGATAACTTTATCTTTGTATTTTAATGTGTAGTCATCAGGTGCATTTTTAATGAACTCGTATTTCATAACTTCTCCTTTATCTTAATATAACATATTTTTTTAATTTTGTAAATACCACCAAACTCGCCACTTCAAACTCGTGGTATTTGAGTATTTATGAAAGGGGCTGAAAAAATAAAAAACTAAAAGGATTAACTGTGGCTTTTATAAATAACTTTTTCCATATCTTTTTCTAAAATCTTCTTCAGTTTTATTGTAATGTATCATATATACTTCTTGTCCTAATTGTTTCAACCATAACCATTCTTTAGGAGATAAATGCACTGAATGTTTGCCAGTTCTATGATCTTCTGGTGTTAAGAATACCACAAGTCCATCTTCTATTGATTTGTTTCTATTTCCTGTTCTTCCTTCAAATATTTCGTGGCGTTCTAATCCAGAATATCTTTCAGTTGAATATCTAGCATCACTAGGCATTATACATTTCTCCATTTTATCTCCTATTTTTTAAGCATTTCTATTGCTTTAAGCATATCTTTATAGCTTAATTGTGTTTCATTTTCTACTCCAAAGAATTGATATAAGTTTTCTTTTTTAAACTTCTTATCGTTTTCTTCCTTGTCTTTTATTAAGTCTAATAATGTGTGCATATTATTTAATAGTTCTTTTTCAGTTTCTTTTGTTAGACTTGCAAATCTTGTATTTCCTTTGTTGTCTTTTATTATTAAGTCTTTTATATTTTTTCTATCATCATATCTTATTAAATCTACATTAAATCTTGTTTTAGTATCATATTTACCATTTTCTTTTTGAAAAAACTCTGGTTCGTATATTTCTTCTCCATTTTCATCTAGTTTTTTTGTTTTCTTTCCCATTTCTTTTTTAGGAAATATTATTATGCTTGGAGATGTATATAGTTCTCTACCTATTCCCCAGTTGAAACAAGCTCTTTTAAAACTATCACTTGCTAAGCCTTTTTCAGCTTCACTAAAACTTTCAGTTCCTGTGTCTTCTTTGGATACCCATTGTTCTTTGTCAGTATCCCATATTTCTACTATACAATTAGCATTATCTCTTAAATATTTTTTTTGCCAATTCATAGCACCTACCGTTTCATCAAGAATGTTTTGATCCACTCTTGCATCTTTGTAAAGTAATAATGTTAGCCAATTACTAGCTATTTGACTTACTCTACAATCAATTTCTTCTGCTTCTAATGTTCTAAACTTTAATTCCATTTTTTTCCTCCCTCATAATTAAAAAATAGACTTAACGCAACCTACTATTTATTTTAGTGTAGCAATAGGCTAGTAAGTTGCATTAAATCTACTCTTTTTACCTATTGCTATATATAATATATCACATTTTTACTAATTTTTCAATATCAATTTTAGTTTTTCTTTATTTAATTTTTTACATTCTTGTCTAACATCTCTTATTTGTTTTTTTAGATCATTGTTAGTTTTTCTAGTTATATAATCATCATATACTACAATGCCTAACATAATTAACATTATTGATATTAATGGTATTAATAGTAATATTTTATTATCTTTCATATTTACACCTTCTCCACTAAATCTGCTTTTATTAAGTCGTATAATATTCCCATAGCATTTTCATAAATCTTTTTTCTACCTTTAAAATCTCCAAATGAAGCAGGACTAATATCTACAATTATTTCCTTATTTCTATCAGTTGTATAAATTGTTAAATAACTATAAACATAATCATTGACATAACATTCGCTACCACCATTATATTTCATACCAAACTTTTCTAGTTCTTTTAAATCTACATTATCTTTTATTTTTAACATATCTATTTAATCTCCTTTAATTCTAATATTTTTGCAACATCTTTCCATACTTTGTCTTTTTTAGATAATTGTAATATTGCTTTTTTACTTGTTCCATCATAAACTGCAAAACTATTAATTATTGCTAACCACAATATTATAATCCAATAAACTAATTTATAAAAAATAACAAAACTAATTGTTAATATAAAAATTAAGATTGAAAAACTTAACATACTACTTTTCCTTTCTTAATGTCTTTGGTGGTTCTTTTATTGTTCCAAATAGTTCATCTGTTAATTTAGTTTGTTCTTGTAATAGCATTTCTTCTCTTTTATGAATTTCTTTTAGTTCACAAGCTACTATTGATAATAATTTTATTAATTGTAATTGTCTTTTAGTCATTTTTATTAACTCCTTTTAGAATATTTAATGATTTATTTATATGTTTTATTTTATCTTCTAAATGTATAACTTGTCCTATTGGTGTTGTATAAAAATCTCCTATATTTTCTAATTCTTCTTTTGCTTTATCTATTCTTGATATTAAACTATCTACTGCTTCTTGCTTTACTTTTGCAGTAAATGTCATTGTTTCTAGGTTGTCTTTTAATCTTTCATTTTCTTGTTCTAATAAATCTCTTTCTACTTGTGATTTACTTCCATAGTCTGCTTTTAAGTCTTGTACTTCTTGTTCTAGGTTTGTTATGTAGCATTGGATATGTTTAAGTTCATATTCCATTAATTTATGTTCTCCACCTTCATTAGCATATTTTCTTAAATCATCTAATATTTCTTTTATTTCTTTATTCATTTGTTATTTCACTCTCCTAACTCATCTAATAAACATTCTGTATAAGTTTTAACATAATCTCTAAAATCTAATGGTATTCTTATGTTATTTTCATTGAACCATTTTAATTGGTGTTGTTCTACTTTTGGATATAAATAATAATATCTTTTATGGTATCTGCTTTCAAAAAAGAAATATAATTTATCTTTAAATGTTAATTGATAAGTTTTCATTCTTCATCACCACCTGTTAAATCTCTAACTATTAATCCTAAATCTTTTATACATACTTCTCCGTCCATTTGAAGTAATTGTATTCTATGTATTGCTTTATCTATTTTGTCTTGTGCTATTTCTAATTTATATTGTGCTGTATTTTTAATTTGTTTTCTATCTCCACATACTGTAAATGTTGCTAGATTTTCTACTATTTCTTTTAATCTTTCATTTTCTTGTTCTAAGTTTGTTATGTAATGTTTTATTATTATCATTTCATTAGGAAATAAATGACCTATACTATCTACTGATAATTCACCCCATTTTTTATCTAATTCATAATTTTCTAATTTTTTATCAAATTTATCTAATATTTTTTTTACTTCATCTTTCATAATTTATTTAGGTTCCTTTCTTAATTTATTTACCACTTTTAAGCTAATTAAATAAATAATTTCAAATGGCGATAATATTAAATCCAATATAATAACAAATGGTGTCACTACAGTATATACCATAAATAATGATACTATCTCACTATTATCATATTTGTAATATTTATCTGCAAATCCAATATATCTTTCTTTACACTTATATTTAAAATCTTCCCATAACATATATGTTAACATAAGTAATTCACCTTACTTTCTAATTTCTACACTTGTATCTATTGCACTTGCATAATCTTTGACAAATAAATCTATTCTATTATCTCTCATACAAGCACCACAAACATCTAATACCACAGCTCTATATGTGTTTCCATTTATAACAAGTGTTACCTGGTCATATAAGTTATAAGTCCTTTGATTTGTATTACCCAGTCTATGACTTGCTGTTGCTATAACTAACATACCATTCCAAGTGTACCAACCGTTTCCATTAACACCAAAGTCTTTACTTGATTTACCACTTGCTGTCATATCACCACTATTACAGTCATCACCTACCCAAAAGCTAGTCATTCTTGTTGTGTATGATCTACTTTGTCTTACAACTGGCTTAGGTTTAGGTTTTTCTTTTACTAAACTACTTCCATTCATTGATAGTGTAATGGGTTTATATTTTATTATTGTTTTATTTATTGATAGACACATTATTGATATTACTATCATTTCCCCTATTATTATTTTTTTAATTAATTTCATATTATTCTCCTAATAATCTACTACTGGTGCTATTCTACAAAATATATCTTCGTTTATTTCTATACAATCAGCTACTTCGTGATATTCTAAATCTTTTGGTTTAGTTTGTTCATATATTTTACCTAACATAACGATCATTAGTATTATTGATATTATTATTATTATTTCTATTAAATATTTTTTCATAATTATTTACCTCCTATATTATGAATATTATTTTCTATTTCTTCTAATAAATTATCAAACTCTTTTATATCTTCTTCTGTCATTTCTTCATTTTTAAGTTCTTTATTGAACCAATCAGGTACTGGTTTATTTACTTGTTTCTTGGTTTTTTCTTTTTGTCTTTGTTCCCAAGTTCTTACACAGGCTTTCCAATCTTTTATTTTATTTTTACCTATATACCAATCTTTACTTTCGTAAAAATCATAAAAAGCATTGGCATTTATGCCATTATTTCTTTCTTTACAATATGCTTCTATTTCTTCTATTGTTGGCTTAACAAACTTTCTTTTAGTATTTTCTTTATTATCTATTATCTTATCTCTATACTCTATACTCTTATCTCTATACTCTTCTAGGACATTGTCCCCTACTTTGTCCTTTAATAAGTTTTGTTTTTCTCTATATATTCTTTTCTTTTCTGCCCAAGCTGTTTCACTACCTATCATTTCACTATAATTTGCTATTTTTAATATTTTATTGTCTTCTTCATAAATTAATCCTAATTTTTTATATAGATCCAATGCAACTGCAACTGTATCATAATCAAAATATTTTGTATCTCTTACTATTTTTTTAATGTCGTAAGGAATTATTACTTCGTTCATTTTAGTTTCTAATCTACCGTCATTATTAGCAGTATTTAAACATAGCATTTGATATAATACTACATATTGACACCCATTTTCTTGAGATAACATAAAGTCTATATCTTCTCTATTAAAAAAATTAGTTTTTAATTTAATCCAATAATATTTTTTACTTTCCATTTTTTATATTTTCTAATTGGCATATTAATAAGTATAAAAAATTAGCCATTTTAGTCTTTTCTTCAATTTCTTTTGATAGCAAACTATATCTTTCATTTATTTCTTCAAGTATTTCATTAATGTTTTTTGGATTTTTAATCATATATTATTCTCCTTTTATAAAATAATTTTCAATTTCAGAATTATAGTCTAAAAACTTTGTTATACAATAAGCTACTAATTTAGAACATTCTTGTTTTCCATTAATAACTCGTCTTAATGTGTCTGGATTTAGTCCTATAATTTTTGCCATTTGTTCTTTATTATATGATTGTGCATCTTCTTTATTTTTGAACTTATACATTCTTTAACCTCCTTATAATACGATTATAAATCTACTTTTTTATATAGTCAATACATTTTTATAAAAAACAAAGAGGGACTGTCAATTTATGACAACCCCCCAATCGTCTATTTAAAAATTATATAAATTAATAATATTATTTCCATAATAACTGCTAATACACTTACTAACATTTGTTTTTTATTGTTTTTATATTCTATTGTATTTAATATGCCACCTATAATTGATAATGTTAAGAATATAATTAATATCCATTTTAATATTATCATAATACCTCCTAATTATTATATTCTCTTTGTAATTGACTTTCTATGATCCTTATTTGTAATTTAGTTGAATTAATAGCTTCTTGGTTTGCTTTCCATATAGTTTCAGCTACATCTCTTTTAAATCTTGCTTCTGCTACGCTTGGTATTCCATAACAAGTTTTGTCTATCATTCCTATTGCCATACCTTCATCTCGTAATTTTAAACATTCTTGTCTTAATAATATTTTATAATCTCGTTCTGCTTCTGCATAGGCTGTACCTGTTTCTCGTAGTTTTTTTATTGATACATTTAACTCATTTTGTTTTATTTGTAATTCATTATATAAATCCATATTATTCTCCTACTATTTCAAAACTACAACTTGATAAATGTAATCCGTATTTGCAACATAATTTTTTATTGCTATTAGTCCATATATGTATTAATCCATTTCTATCTATGTCTAAATGTAAATCACACATATCATAATCATTTTTAATATATTTTTCAAACAATGGTTCAAAGTCAATTACATCAGAACAACTACTAATCAAATAATATTTAAAATCTCCTAGTTCTTTATTATATTCGGTATGTCCTATTATATTCATTAATCTAAATCCACTATCGTGTAATTTTCTTTCTTGTATTATATAAATACCTTTAAACAATGGTATTTCATCTCCATATTTTAATTCTATGACTTTATCTAATAATTCTTTTTGTTTTTTATTCATAATTAACTCCTATCAAAAAGGTAACATACTATCTTCAATTTCAAACTGTTGCTTTTGTTCTGTTTTAATACTCATATCTTTAAACTCGTTTTCTTCTTTCTTTTGTTGTAAGAATGTTATTTTTTTACATATTACTTCAGTAGTATATACTTTATGTCCATCTTTTTCATAACTTCCTGTTTGTATTCTTCCATTTACTCCTAGCAAATCTCCTTTTTTAGAATATTTACTTACTGTTTCAGCTATTGTTCCAAATACCTTACAATTTATGAAATCAGCTTCATATTCGCCTTTATCATTTTTGTAATCTCTATTTACTGCAATACTAAATGTTGCTACTGGTGTTTCATTAGTTGTGTATTTTAATTCACAATCCTTTGTTAATCTTCCTACTAAAATTATACTATTAATCATTTTTACCTCCTAATTTAATAGTTCTATTTTTATTTTTTTTATAATCTATAAATCCTTTCTCTTTTAATGTAGATAGTCTATAATAAACTGATGCTACACTTATATTTAATATGTTCGCAAGTTCTCTCATACTTGGAGAATAGTTATGTTCCCAAATATAATCTCTTATAGCATTATATGTTTGATATTCTTTTTCTGTCATTATTCCTCCATAATAGATTTATATATTTCTTTTTCACTTTTATTAAGTTTTAATGTCATTTGTCTATTAAGTCTTGCTTTTTTTCTTATTCTTGAATAAGTCTTTAACATCTTCATTGATCTTTTATACAAATGTTCTAATGTGTCATATACTTCTTCTTCATTAGTAGCTATCCAATACCCTCCGTGTTTTCCTGCTTCACTACATACTATTAATTGATAATCCATATTATCTCTTATGTTTTCTATATAGCTTCTTAATGTTTTATTATCATTTATATTGAACTTATCCATTAATATACTTGATTTTACCCTTTTAGAGTATCCTACGGCGTTTTTTTGTAAGTAGTAATATATTCTATCGTCTAAACTGTTTCGTGTATCTACGGGGCTTTTAAATACCTTTTTAAATATGCTTATTTTTTTCATACTCTTTTATCCCTATCGTTTCCTTTTCTACAACTATTTTTATATTTTGTTTTTTTATTCTATTTTTTAAGTCTTTATATTGTTCAGTTCTTAATAATCCTAACTGCCATTGTACACTTGGAGAAAAAATTATCAAGCAATCATTCAATGATGGTAGTTCTCTAATAAAGTTAAATAAATTAACATACCTTTTTATCATTTTTTCTTTTCCTTTTTAGTGGTCGCATTTCTTCTGCTATAACTCTTTTCAATTCCTTTCTTTCATTTTTTAATTTTTGGTTTTCTTTTTGTAATTCTATATTTTGTATTACTAATGTTTGTACTGTTTCTAAAGCTACTATTCTTTCTTTTCTTTCAGTGTTAGCATCGTTTTCATTTTTATTAGCAATTTTACGATACTTTCTTACATCAAAGAAATCATTTATTTTATGTTTGATTTTTTTAAACATAACTACTTTATCACTTAATACTACTGCTAAGATAAGTATAAGTAATATAGCAATTATTATCCATATTGTTTTTAACATATTATTTTAATATCCTTTCTAGTTCCTTAATTAACATTTTATTTTCTTTTAATATTTTTCTTCGTTCGTTTTCATATTTATTTTTTATGTTTTTTTCAATTAAACTAAATATTAAAATAAACAAAGATATAATTATAATTATTAGCATTTTTAACATACTATTTCTCCTTTATTTCTTCAATTATTGCTGCTAGTTCTAAGTCTTCAGGTCTAGCTCTTAATAATAAGAACTTTTGTAGTATTTCTATTGGTAGCATTCTTTTACCATTTTCATAATTACGATAAGCAGGAATACTACAACCCAACTTATCAGCCATTTCTTTTTGTCCCATATCGCTATCTATACGATATTCTTTTAATAATGTCATTATTCTTCCTCCTCGTTTTCCATAAATGTGCTTTCATTTATCGCCATACTACATAAATAATTGTGATCTTCTAATATTTCTATTCTTCTAAATCTGTATGGTAATTCGTGATTTTCTTCTATGACTTGTATATGTTCACATCTTTTTAGTTCTTTTATTAAAAAATTAAACATATCTTCATAGATTTTTCTTTTTGTTTTTTCTATCAAGTATAATCTTTTATAACTTTTTCTTTTCATAATACCCTCCTTAACTTATTTTTATGCCCCTCTTGGCTTTGTTTTGCTCTTTTTCGATAGTTTATACTATTTTGCTTAAAAGTGCCTTAAATCGCCTTAAAATCACTTATCACATTCGCTGTCTGCTATTACTTTGAATGTTCCATTTTCTATTTGTTGTATTCTGTTAGTATAAATTATCATACCACCTACTATTACAATAATTGTTAAACTAATCATTGCTATTAATTTAAATTGTTTCAATTTCTTCATCTCCTTTCAAACATTCTTTTAATTCTTCTCTTATTTCTTGCAATATCTTTATAATGTTTTCATAATATTCTTTTTCTTCTTCGCTCATATTAATTCCCTTCTCCCTTTTGGGAAGGACTATTTCTAGTCCTTATTTATCTTCTTTTGTTATTTTTACCAAAGTCCATAATCCTTTGTCGATTTCTTCTCTTTTAAGTTTTAATTCGTCTTTTAATTCTTCGTATGCCATTTCATATTCTTTATAACCTTTAGAAAAATTAATTTCTTTTAATGTGTAGAAATCGTGATATACTTCCCATAATTCCATTCCCATATCTCCTTTCATTTTATAAGTCTATTATACTATACATTTGTATCTTTGTCAATACATTTGTATCATTTTTTTAAACTTTTTTGTGTAAAGTAAAAAAAGACTTATTTTGTAAGCCTTTTTACCTTTTGCATCATATCAGTTTTTAGTTCTACACAAGATTTTTCTTTCAATTTTTCATTAAAGTTTTCTACATAAGATGTATATTCTTCTATTCCTCTAATAAATCCTCTTAAGTTATCTCCATCTTGTCTACTTTCTATAATTAAAAATCTTGCTTCTAGATCACTTCTAAAGTAATCTCCCATTGTATCTATTATATCTTGTTCACTTTCTGATATATTTATCATTTTTCTTGTACCTTTATCTGTATATAATTTAAACATCTTGTCCTCCTAATATTTAAAATCGTAATGTTCAGCTGTTGCTAGAGTTTTTGAACCAAAGTTTCCATCAATAGCATCATTATATATTTTATCTTCTTTTCCTATTGTTTGTAAAGCCTTTGTTCCATATACAGTAAATATTCCATAATAATTTCCTTTTACTTCATTAGCTAGAAAGTTATTTATTTTAGCAATATCGCTTCCTTTATCTCCTTCGTGATAATATGTCTTAGATGGTTTTACTGATTTGTCTAATCCCATTTCTTTCATTTTATTTAATGTGTTAGTTCCTATGTTTCCATCAATTCCACCTGGTATTTTGTATTTATCTTGGAATGCCATTGTTAAGAACTTAGTATATTTACCAAAATAATCTCCTAGAACTTTACTAACATAGAAATCATCTATTAGTTGTACATTTCCATCTTGGTCGCCTTCTTGATACCAACCTCTTGCTGGTAAGAAGTCATTATAATCAATATTATCAGTATGTTGGAAGTTAATTCCTTTTGTATCTACTGTTTTACTAAACTTATCATATATATAACATACTTCTTCAGGTTTTTTACAATCTCCTGTATCTACCCAAGATCCTTTACTATTGCATACCCAGTTATCACTATAACCTCTACCATATACACAATGTAAGTGATTAGCACTTGCTCCTGAAGTTCCTTCCCAAGTAATAACTTGTCCTGCTGGTACTACATCTCCAACTTTCCATTTCATAGCATTATCATTGAAATGTGTTAATGACATAAATACTGTGTCAACAAATGTAGGTGTTTTAACCTTTTCAGTTGATACTAACCATACTGTGTTAGTTATTTTAGGATTTCCTACACCTTTTATTGCTGTTATTTTCATTGGTACTGGTGCAAAATAACAACTTTGCCCACCATCTGCTCCAGCCATATCAATAGGGAAATCAGCAGGGCTTCCGTGTGAGTGGTTATAATGCGATGCAGTTCCATTATAGTTTTGAGTAATACGGATTGTTTCCATTCCTAAATAAAACTTTTTCATTTCTTTTTCTCCTTTACTTTAAAAGTTCATTCGTATCTATCATCTGTTGCTATTTTAAAATTATCTTGCCAAGCATCATAATGTATATAATTTATTTGAGGAGAAGTATTACATATATGCAAATACTCCTTAACCTCAAGTAAATAGTTTCTTAATTCCATTAGTTGTTGTATTTCATAAGAATACATTATTTTTCTTCTTTCTTTAATAATCCAATAACAAAGTTCATTACTGCTGATATACCACCAGCACAAGCACCTATTAAGATACTTTTCCATAAGGAACTATTATTTATATCTGTTGTTGGTAGTGAAACTGCTAAAGCTCCTAGAAAACCTTGTATAAATGTTTTTATAGCTCTTACTATAATATCTTTCATACTATTTTTCTCCTTTCTTTAATTGTTTCTCATAGTCTTCTTCTAATTTATGAACGAATATTTTAACTGCCCCATTTCCACCTTTATCAATATATTCTTTTCCAACTGATACTCTTTCACTTAAAGGGATTGTTTCATTACATATAGTATTTTTCATAGTATTAAGTGAGTTTTTGTTAAGTTCTTCTTTTAATATAGCTATTTCACTTTTTGTTTCTTCGTGTTGTTTTATTCTTGCTTCTTCCATTGATTTTATTTTGACATTAAATGGATCAAGTTGTTTATTTAATATTCCTTTACCTATCTTTAATGCAAACGCACATATCACACCACCAGCAGCTATCATACTTGCACAATTAACTAGAAATGATTGTATTTGATTTATTGTTATGTTCATAGTTGTTATTCCTTTTAACTTGTTTTTGTGTATTCTATTATGAATTGTAATGGTGGTCCGGCTTGCCAACCATCACTTGACCTTATTATAATATTTGTATTATCTACTGTTCTAATACAAGTTATTTTTCCATTTGAAGACAATATAGGAAAATAAAATGGGGCATTAGCATAAGTCAGTTTACCACTTATAGATATTACTGTTCCTAAATTAGATATACCGTGAGCAATATTTGCATCTGCAGTAGTGCTTCCAGGATCAACAGTTGGCAAAGTTCCATTTACAACTTTCCTATAAATAGGTTCTCCATTTATCCATACTTTATTTGTCTTAACTTCACTTGTAGAATATGTTTCACAATCATTTAAGTAATCACAACTATAAGCATTAGTTTGACTTGTAGAATAAGAATTTTCTACTTGTCCACCCCCTACACTTACTAATGTATTACCATCATAAGCATAAGTAGAATTTGTACTTAATACTATATATATTGTATTAGAAGTTGGTGCTACACCTGTTGTACCCCAAGTGTTTGTTGCAGTTGCTGTGTATATTAAATTATTAGTAGTATTAAAATACATATCTCCTGTGCTACAAGTAGCTGGTGCTGAACTTGATACTGCTAATAATATTTTAGTTTCGTTTTCGTTTACTACTTCTTTTATTTCGTTCATATCAGTAGCATTAACTTTATTAATATCAGCTATATCACTATTAACATTTAATGCTACTTTATCAGTATATGTTATTTTACTCATATTTTTTCCTCCTATTCTACATAACACTCTTGCGTTATTGTATATATTTTACCACCTGTTAATGTTATTAAACCATTTATTTGTTGGTAATTTATTATTTTGTCTGCACTTCGTATTTGTATATTCATTATTGGATTATCAAGTGGTACATAAACAGTCATAACATAACTTGCTACACCATTAGTTATTGTTGGTAATATATTATTATCTTGATATGTTCCATCTAAATAATTTATTCTATATATTGTAGCTTGTGTATCATTATAGTCTATGGCTCTTGATACGCTTTCATTTAACAATTCACTTGCTGTTGTATTAGTCGTAAATGGAAGCATATTTCTATTTTGTATTACTAATGAATTATAAAAGTTTAAATAAACAGTTTCATATATATTTTTAACAAAATTATCATCATTACTTGCTAATATTTTATTTGTTTTACCCATTAAATCTTGTGTATCTACTGTTATATCATTTACCATAGTGTTTGGTATTTGTAGTGTACTTAATGTTGTATTTCCATATATACTTACATTATATAAGTTTCTTGCAAATAATAACATTCCATCTGTATCATAAAGAATACAACTGTTTGGAACTAATGAATTAGTATTTTCGTAAGCAACACCGTTATAATTATTATCATTATAAACTGATTGATATTGTATGCTTTCATCTATTCCTAAAATACCAAATGTGTATAAGTTGTAGTTATTACTTATTAAGAATAATACTTTATCAAATGTATTAGTGCTTGTACTATCGGCATAGTTATAATATACATCTTCTCCAATTATATATCCAACAAAATATCTTAGTCTATCTGTTGTTCCTTGAACGAATTGTTGTCCTACTAAGAATACTGCCATACCATTTATTTTTTTAAATGATATGTAATCTATTGTTCCTATTCCTTGCTGTGTATTTCCATAACTTATTGTTTCTATTAGATCAAGTTCATTATTGGTATAGTCTACTTTATATATATAAAATGGATTACTATTTCCTCTTAAAACCAAAACCCCCATATAAGCAGTTGTATCATTTACAATAATTGTTTTTACTTGTTCATCATAAGTATATGTTTCTGGGAAAGAATACGCTCTTTTTTGCATTACAGTATCATAATAATACTCGGTATAATATCTTACTGTTGTATCATTTGCTTCAGTTTCATAACCATTTGCTTTTAACACTGTTAATCCACTATCGTCCCAACTTGCAAATATATCGCTTCCATAGAAAGCATAATTTGTATCTTCATATTCATAATCTACCCATTCATTTGGAGAACCTACATTTATTGTAAGTTCAGTAAGCATTGTTTTAGTTCCATTTGTCATTCCAGCAGTTCCACCAATTATGTATTTAGCTTGTCCTACTGCTTTTATAACACCGAAATAAGTCAATGCTGTATTTATTGGACTTGGTAAATTATAACTTTGTCTTAATTTAACAACAAACTCACTTTGATTTGGTGTTTTTAATGTTATATTATTTAACATTATAAATCTTGGTGTTCCATCGTTTACATCTATTCCATAAACATTTCCATCATCTGCTACATTAAGTTTTTGAAATAAACCAAAAGCAGTTCCACTAGAATAACTATCTATATACTGAATTGGCATCATATCTTGGTCAAGTATTACTATAAAACCTTTTCCGCTATAATCACTATATCCATATAACATTGATAAGTTAGATTGATAACCTTGTAATAGGTCAACTATATATAAATTATTTGCAGAACCTATGTTTTGTTGTAAATAATTTCTTATCGCTGACTGTGTTGATAATAAATAAGGAAATTGTGGTTCATTATCACCATCTTCTATATTAAGATTTCCTGTTAAATATCTTAATAATGTATCTTTATAATCTTGTGTCATAATTTACCTCCTACTGTATGAAAGGGCTATTTAAAGCACAATTCAATACATTATCGCCTACTACGGTTGCTTCTTCTATATTTAGATTATCAAATATTACATTGGTTGTTTCTTCTATATCAATATTACGATCAATAAAATCTCCAGCTGCTATATTCCCTTTTGATTTAGCTCTTTGATTATCAAAATAGTTTATAGCATTTTCACTATTGAAACTTGAACTTAATGTATATGTGTAAAATATTTTATTTGCTGTTATTATCATTTCTGTTTCTTTTGTTTTTACCATATAATCAGTATTTAATGGTGTTAATGGTGTTCCTGATACACTAACTATTTGTCCTACATTCCATAAATTATTATCTTCTGTTGTTATAGTTAATGTTATTTCGGCACTACCTTTATATTTTATATAAGAATTACCTATTGAAATTAACTCATCACTAGATAATACATCATTTCTGTTTTCATATCTTGCTATAACACCTTTTCTACCAGTGTTGCTTGATATTCTATCAACTTCTTCATCATTGTATATTACTTGTCTTCCTTTGACTAATGGAAGATAACTAATAATTATTTCTGTTCCTGCTATATATAAATTGTCTGTTTCTATTTTATTAGAACCAACACTATAATAAAAGTCTGCTTCTATTCCTAATCCTTTTTCATCAGTTGTTGCTATTGATGCAACAGTTCCATTTACTGATATTCCACTTAATGAAGCTATATTGTTTTCAGTAGTAAATGATTTAGCATAACCATCGGCAATTATTTCTTCATTATAAATTATTTCTCCATATACTTCATCTGATAACATTACTTGTTTATTACGATAATCTTGTGTTGAATATGAATAACTCATATCTACTATATTGTTGTTTTGGAAAAAGGTTTTATTATAAACAAATGCTGTTCCTGTTGGCATTAATGTTGGATCATAAAAGTCTACTGCTATTTTTGTATCGTCTACAAGTCTTGTAGTCCATCTAGATTGCGTAATATCTGCTAAATAGTTAAATACATCATAAGCAGTCTTTTCAGCCGTAGAATAAGCTCCTATGACTTCTGATCCACCATATATATTTATGTTTCCTAACACAACCCCATAATCACTTATTGCATTTACTACCATTTCTATTGCTTCTTCTACTGTTTTATTGTTTATAACAAAATCAAGCGTTTCTCCAGTAGACAAAAACTCTTTAAAATCAAGTATTTGTATATCACAACCGTGAAATTGTCTTGGATTTAAGTTTATATTTCCAGTTCTTTTTGCTATACCACAAAATAATAAATTATCATCATCGTCATATATTAAACATTTTGAATAATCTTCAGGATAATAATATTGTGTATAGTCTTTTGTATCTTCCCAACTTAATGGATAACAGTTATTTAAAATAGTAGAGGAAGTGTTTAGCATTTCTTCTTTTATAGTTATTTTATTACTACATACTACTTCTTCATTATTAATTAATATTCTCATACTAAACACCTGCTCCGTAATTATAATCGTTTTTAGCACCACCACTAAATGTTTTTATGCTTGATACTGTTTGTCCTAATGGATCAGTCTTGAAGTCTGCATATACATTTATTATTGGTTTCATTCCAGAAGATTGCATACCACCTAATGTACTTGGACTTAAGCCATTTGCATAAGGATTGAACTTTTTAGGTATTACTGCTTCTCCTTCGTGTATCATTGCTAATGTGTCTTGAGGCACATAATTAGTACCTACATTTAATCTTGGTATTGGATCAAAGTGTAATCCTTTACCACCTACACCTGGAACCCAATTAGGTATTTTTATTTTATTTAATGCTTTGATAAACTCATTTAATCCATCTATCAAAAAGTTAATTGGTGCTTTTATTATTGCTACTATACCACCTACTATTGTTTCAGCAGCCTTCTTTATAGCATTAAATACTTTTTCTACACCTTTTTTAGCATTTTCAAAGGCTGATACAAAGAAATTAGCCACACTTGAAAATATAGATTTAATTCCTTTCATTATTCCATCAACGAAGTTTCTAAATCCACCAAAGTTGTCATATAATAATTTGAATGCTCCAGCGAATGGATTAACAATTAACAATAATAATCCTTGCCAATTGTTTTTTACGAAATCAACTATTGAATTGAATAATCCTACAATAAAATCTACTGCTGTTTTGATTACATTGACTACACCGTCCCATAATCCTTTCCAAAAGTTTCTAAATGCTTCACAGTTATTCCATAAATATACAAATACTGCTATTAAAGCTGCGACTGCTGCTATAATTAATGCTATTGGATTTGCTAACATTACTGCGTGTAAAGCCATTATTGCCATTTTTACTGAATTAATAATTGCTATTACTGTTTTTATTGTTTTGAATGTTGCTACAAATGTTGCCACTGCTAATGTTAATGGTATTATCCATTCTTTATTTTTCTTTATCCAACGAGCTATATTTATTATAACAGGAATAACTTTTTTGATTACTTTTCCTATTGCAGTAAATGCTTTTTCTCCTGCTTTACCTATTTTTTGTAAAACACCAGCCAATCCACCGAAATCAACTAATGCTTCGTCTACACTTGTTAATATTGTTCCTATTCCTCTTACAAAAGCAGTTTTCATATTTTTAACTGATGTTCCTATACCACCTGTTGCATTACGAGCTTGTTCATCAAATGATTTAAAACCATTTACTCCTTCTTCATTCATACGCATCATAGTATCCATCATTCGTTGGAACTCAGCAGCTCCTTCTTCTGCTCTTACTGCTTCTCCAAGCATTGCTGCATCAGTGTATCCCATAGCTACTGCTACTTGCTTAAGTTGTGCTGGCATAGCAGTCATTAACGAACGCCATTCCATCATATCAGGCTTACCTTTAGCGTATGCTTGACTTATTTGTTCTAGTGCTGCACTTTGAACTGAAGCATTGGCTCCACCTGCTAAGATAGCGTTATTTACTGCTAAAAATAATTTTTCGCTTTGTTTTACATCTCCATTTTTAGAAGTAAATCTTTGTACTGACATAGCAGCATCATTTAATGTAGTAGGCAACCCTTTTAATCTTTCGCTTAAATCATTAATTACTTCTGCACTTTCTTCAGCACTTATTCCTAGATTGCTCATTACTCGTGGGAAGTTATTTAATGTGTCTACTCTTGAAATAGCATCGTCTAAGCCAGATTTAAACACACTTATTGCAGTAGTTATTCCTTTTGCTGCCAAACTTGCTAATGTAAAACTTTTTGTAAGTCCATCTATGCTAGCAGTCATCTCTTTTGTGGCTCTATCTGCGTCTTTTGTATCGCCCTTAAACTTAATTAAGACTTCTGCATTATTCATATCTTTTCTCCTTTCTAAAATAATAAAAGGTAGAGGTTTTACCCCCTACCCTAAAGGATTTTATGCTGAAGCTACTTCAGTTGCTTTTCCTATTAGTTGCATTTCAAATGAGAACTCACTTTCATCTTCTGCTGCTCCACCTAGATCACTTAAGTTAAGAGATACTTGTGCTTGATAAGTAGTATATTCTAATGTACTATTACTTACACCACTTAATAAATCAAACTTAACAAGTATTCCACTGAATTGTGAAACTTCTCCATCAGCAATTAAAGTATGAACTTTATCTAAGAAAGCTATATCTCCTTCATTGTTTACATCTAATTTTAAAGTACCAGTTAATGTTACACTTGCACCAGTAATTAGTTTTCTTTGTAAAGCATCACAGAAAACATAGAAATCTTTTTCTTCAAGTTCAGTTTCTACACCAATCTCACTTGTAGTACAAATAGTAGTAAAAGTTGGATTTTCAGTAGTTCCTGTATTAATAGCTAGATTTTTAATAAGTTCTCTATTACTAATATACCATTCCATAATTTTCCTCCTTTATGATATCCTATTAACTATACATTGAAGTGTAGAAGTATAACTCACTCTACGGATATCTTCGTATGCAATAGTTCTAGGGTTTGTAAATTGTTTAAACATTATTTGCCATTGTTGTGTTTCTTTCTTTTTGTCTTTATCTAGTGTTTCCCAATCAAAATATACATTATTTCCTATTAAATTGCCTATAATTACACTTGTTTCTTTTGCTTCTTTGATATTATTATCAAATATATCAATGTTATAATAATTAAATAAAGGATCCGTATCCCATAATACAACTTTTTGTCCTGATGTTTCTTGAACTACAATAACTTTTATATCGTTGTCATTAGTGGAATATTCTGCTTTAATCTTATATCCTTCAATTATAGAATTAAGATAAGCTATTAACACTAAGTTTTTATTTTTTATGTCTTGCTCGCTCATTTTACACCTCTCTCAATGCGTGCGATACTGCATCTCCAACAATTGTTCCTGCATTTTTTTCAAATATAGAATGATACCATTGAGGCTTTGTACTAGGATTAGTCCAATTAACATTCTTATAGCTATAAACTCTCTTGGCATAATCTACACCAGTTCCTAAACTATAAGAGGCATTATTACCCTCAATTGGTAATGCTATTTCATTCCTACTTAATTTTCCTGTTAAATAAGGATAAGCATTGCTGCTTTTTGTTATTTCTCGAGTTAGTAAAGCACAATTATACACTGTTTTATCTTCAAAATGTTTTATTTGGTTTTCTGGTATCCCTTTTATTATCTTAACTTCAATATCCATTATTTTACTGCTAGTATAATATTAGCAACTTTATTCCATATCCAATTATCTTTTAAATCTATTATAGAGAATGTCCTATCGTTAACTATTATTTCATCGCCTTCTCTTACATCTACACTGCTTTTAACTATAAAATAGCCTTTTGCTTGTGCAGTTGTATATTCTCCAAAAGCAACACTTTCGTCAACATTATAAGGACATACTTTTATGTCTACTTCTTGTTTGTCTTGGTCGTCATATACACTACTTTCGTTTCTATTATTTTGAATTAAAGTAGCAGGTATTCCATTGACATTAAACATATTAATCTCCAAACGGTATATTCATACCTTTATTGTAATTAATTGGATTTCCTCTATATAGATAACCAGCATTTCCTAGCATTCTTAATGCAAGTGTACTTATATCACTTATAAGATCACTTTCCATTGCTCCTGCTTTAATTGAACCACGATTATCTAAAAAAGGTATTTCGTATTCTAACATAAATCTTAATTGTTCCATACTGGCATTTTTAATAGCCATAGGGCAAGTTGTATCGTTCCAATTTGGATTACGATATCTTACCCCTACTTGACTATATATCATTTCACAAGCCATTTCTATTTGATAATTAGAAACTTCTGTGTCATATTTTTCTTCGTATTCTTCTATTGTAAAGAATTGCATAGGTTTTCACCTACTTTCTATTAAGCTGATATTTCGTCTACTAATCTTACGATAGCTTCAGGTCTAACAACTTCTGCACCAAACATTTGGTTTCCTTCAAGAACATAGTATCCAGGATATCCTTGTGGACTATTATGTTGAACGAATGCACTGAAGAATGTATCTCCTACAACTGCGATTGGGTTGAAGAAGTATCCAATAGTTCCGTCTAATACATTGTCATTGATTTCGAATGCAGATATACCATAAGCAACTGCTATGATACCCATATCTACACCTTCACGACCAGACATAGTTTCATATTTAAGAACTGAAGTTAATGCTGATACATAGTTAGCATATTCAGTAGCTCCTAAACCAATTCTATAATCTCCTGTGATATCTTTATTGAATAATTTAGCTCTTAAGTTATTTAATAATTTAATATAGTCATCACTTGTAACTGGAGCCCATTCAAACTCGTCCATAGTAGCTGCTGCTAATTTACCATATCCATAAGTATCGATTTGTTTAGCAATAGCACTGTCTTCTAGGTCAGCTGCGTCTTGAATAGCGTTAGTAATATCACTTCCAGAAACTACTAATGGTACACGGATTGAATAATCCATTGGTAATTCAGTTAAATCTACCATAGTATGAGTATAAGTAGTTAATGCTGGTGTTAATCCACTTTGGATTTCTTTTGTTTCTCTAACATTTACTGATAGAGCGTTAGTTTTTGCTATTTCGATTACTGGAGATCCAGTTTGTCTTAATTCTCCAATATAGTTAGTATTTAAAAATTTGTAGAATGTTGATTGATATAAAATACTATCATACACTCTTTTTGCGAATGCTTGTAAATCTAAATTTACTTCTGCGTACATAATTTAATCTCTCCTTCTCTATTTGATTACTAAATCTTTAATTCTTGAGTTTCTAGTAATCTTTATTTCTTGTTTTGTTTCATTTGTTGAATTAAAACTAGGTTCTTCTGGTATTTTAGGTTTTTCTGGTTCATTAGAAGTGAAACCAAATGTAGATCCATAGCGTTCTTTAATAGCAGAAAATGCTTTTATATCATCTTCTTCACTTTCATAAACACTGTTTCTTAATTTAGATACTTCTTCTAAGTCTTCCTTTCTAAATCCTAAAGAAACCATTTCAACTTTTTGTTTTAATCCTTGATTTGCATTAGTTAGTTCTGTATTTCGTGCCTCGATATCAGCATAAGATTTCTCTAACTTATTTTTTTCATCTTCAAGTGTAGTGTATTTTGATGTATATTCTTTTTCAGCTTCGTTTCTTGCTTTGTCTACTTCTTCACTTAATACATAACCTTTTCTAATGTCTTTTTCAAGTTTTTCGAAGTCAATGTCTTCGTTGGACACTTGAATATCCTTGTTTTTTAGATATTTTGAAATATCCATTATTCTTCCTCCTATTTGTCGACTATTTAGAAGTGAGTGGTGGCACTTTATAAGCACCATTGAATAGATATTTGTTTCTAATCATATATTTCCCATTAGAACTTTGGTGGCACAATGCCTTAAAAATATATCTAATATCTACTCAATGCAACCTATAAAGATTGCACTATAAGGGACAGTTTATGCTTAACGATTAATTGCAACAACTTGTTTACGCAATTCATCGGTAGGCAACTCATTTTGTAGTTCTTTTATTGAACTATTTATTTTGTTGCGTTGTTGATTTAATCTATCAACTTCATCTTGGTTTCCTAATTCTTTTTGTATTCTTATATCACTTAATATTTCTTCTTTTCTAATAGTTAAAGCATTTACCTGTTGTCTTATATCATATTCTCTTTCTATTTGTTCTCTATTTATTGTGCTATCAAGAACTAAATTAGGATTATAAAAAGTTAGTTCACATTTACAGTTTGGGTGTAATAGTTCTTCAGCTCCATCATCTGCTGTTCCTAATAATCTCATACATTGTTCTTTACTCATCGCTATATTTTGATGTTCGGCACAATGAATGCAACTAAAGTTATGACTTGGTATATAGTAATATCCTATACCCATATCATCTCCATCATTTAATGTTTGCACCCACCCATTTCTTGTAAGTGTTGTATTATATACCATAGAATTATAAGTGCTAGGCTTAACGAACCTTACTACTTCATTTTGTGCATTTCGATAAGCCTTGACATCACTTGTATATTTTGGTACTAACTTTTTCAAATATTCGTCTTTGTTTGTTTTATAACCTAGACTTTCTATTCTTAATATGTATTCTTTTTCTTTTACTTTTGTAAACAACTTATTTGTTTTAGGAATAACTGCTAATGCTGCTAGTCCTGCTATTGTTGTTTTTGTTTTGTCTAATTTTTTATTTGTATTTTTTTCGTGTAAATAAGCCTGATATTCGAAGATTTGTTCTTCTAGGTATGTCATATCATTTATACCCCATAAAGCCTCTAATTCGGCTTTAAAATACTCGACAGAACGGTCTTCTTGTAAACACCTAAAAAATAACTCTTTAGATTTGTTTTGTAATTTTGCATATTTCAAGTTTACCTTAAATACACTATCAGCAATACTAAATTTCTTCATATACTAATTTTATATCATCTTTCTCTTTATTATACGCTTTTGTTAAATCTTCTGCTGTTGTTTTTTCATCTATTAATTTATTTAAAATAGGTGTTGTTATTTTGGCTCTTGTTTCATAAGGTATGCTCATTACACCTTGTATAGCTCTTAATGTTGCTATTTTCTTGCGGTCATCTACTTTTTCATTATCTCCATAATCCCATACTAGATCACTTGGTATTCTACTATCATCTTCAACACCAATTAATTCTTGTAATTTGATTATGTTTTCTAATAAATGATTTACTTGTGGTTCTAGTTGTTTTTTTATTGCTTCTATTGTCATTTCACTTAAGTTCATTGATAAGTCTACACTTGCAACATTTTGGTAATTGTCTTTTTCATATCCAAATGAAGCAGGGCTTAAATTAGCCATTTGAATTACTTGATAATCACAAAACTTAAATGTATTTATGTAATCATTTACTCTTAAACTTCCTTGTAAGTATTCGAATACTGAATGTTCTTTATCTCCAGGAAGTAAAGTAAAGAAATCTTGCATACCGTTTACACTTAATGTTTTAACATCGTATGTGTTTGTCATTGGTTGCCATTTATTATAAACATCGCCACTTTGGAAGTGTTGTGTAGTAGCTATTCTTGTTTTTGTCTTTTCTACTTCTTCACATAGTGTGTTGTAAACTTCCATTTCTTCGTTTAAGAACTTGATACTGTCTTTAAAGAACTCTTGCCCACTATCTATATTTATTAATACTTCGTATGGTAGTTCATAAATCCTTGCATAGTCAGTGTCAAACTCTTTATTAAATTGTTCTATTGATATTTCAAACCATTTATTACTATCTTTGTCTTTTCTTAATGCTGTTAATGTCAATGTAGTATTACCATTTTTCATTTTTATGTGTCTTTTTAATTGATAGTCATAGTTTGGTGTTTCTGTTATATCTTGTATCAAATCACAACTATATACTTTGTCATATTTTTGTACTAGATTGTGTATATCACATCTTTTTATACATTCAAGATATACTTTATTGTCGAACTTATGTATATATATAAAACTTTCTTTTTCATATACTGCTAGTTCTAATGCTTCGCCTAATGCTGGCATTATCCAATTAATATTAAGTCCTTCTGTTTGTGTCATTAGATCACTACCAAATAATTGGTTTCTAATGTATGTTCCTATCTTTTTAGCAGATGGGGCTAATACATATCTATCTTCATCTTTAATATTTGGTTTTCCATTTGTTGTTCCTGGACTTATAACTTTTACCTTAACATTTATATAAGGTGCTTGTAATGGATTAAAATGTCTTAATTTACCTAACATAGTATTCCTCCTATACTTCTACACCTTGTTCCATAATAACTTCCCAATATGTATGGCATTTTTTCTCATCATTCTTAATTATTTTGTATGGCCTTACTATTATGCCTACTTTGTTATTCCCAAATAATTGTTTTTTGAACCATACTGTTATAGGATAACTATTTTCTTTCGGTGCAGTATTTTTATCAATTTTAATCGTTTTAATATGTATTCCATTATAATATAAATACATTTTCCATTTTTCTTTCATCTAAACCTCCAACAAAAAAAGCACAGGTTCTTCCCTATGCTTCCATTTGCACCTAATAAGGTCAAATACACTGCACTTCTATAATATTAATATAGCACAGTTTTAATATATTGTCAATTCTTTTTTTTATTTTCTACAAAAACATAATGATCTTTGTATAATCTATAAGTTTCACTTTCTCTACAATTTTTGCAAGGTACTGTTATTTCTAGTGGTCTTTCTAGGACTACACCGTATTTACCTAATAATTCTATTATTTTA